ATACAATCCTCTATAGTTTCTATAGGCAGATAACCATCTCTTCTCATCTTGGAGTCTAGATGTTTCTGCTTCATTAAACTTCTCACGTACATATCCTACAAACGGATCGTAATTATCTTTTTCGTCTTTATCCATTTAATCCTTTTTGAATTTGCCTGTTGTCTCTAGTGTAGATGTTTTTTTATTACTAAGTGCTGTTTTTAATTGTGTTAATTCTTTTTGTGTTAAAGAATTATTACCACTTATCATTTGGGCATTTTCTAAATTAGATTTAGAGAACCCTTTCATTCTAGTTGCATCAATATCTCTTTGATATGTATCTGCTACTTTTACTTTTTCAATTACATCTTTCTTAATAGTGGCATACTTGGGATGCTCATTAGCAATCTCTCTTCCCGTTCTGTCAGTAAGTGCCATTACTAGTAGTCTCTTTCTTCAGCCATTTTAAAAATAGATGCATCAACTTTTTCTTTAGCACCTGGCTTATCATTACTGTCGCCAGAAGTTGCACCTTGTAGAACTTTAGAGTTTGGGTCTATTGCTAATTTTTCATTCTTAACTTTAGCCACATCTGCAGAAAGTTCACCGTGTTTGTATCTTACATTTATATCCATAATATTCTCCTTAATATTTTTTTATGTTTGAGTATCCGTAAAATTTAGGATTCTTAAGTTTATTAATTTTTTTTGATTTATCTTGTACCGATCTAATTTCTCTTAAGTTAGCTCTATCTTCATTATCTGCTGCTTTACGAGCTTCCATTGGATTAGAGTAAACTTTAGTACTATAATTAGGCATTAGTAATCCTTTTCATCTGCCATTGTAAACAGATTAGCATCTAATTGGCTTTTGAATTTCTTAGGTTCATGATATCCAAATTTACCATCTCCAGTATTAGCTAGCACATCCTCTTTGCCAGGAGATATTAATAAATCTCCAGGTGCTTGATTCGGTTGCTTGCCTTCAGGACTTGTACTTAGATCACCTTGCTTAACTTTAGCTCTTGGGTCAAATTTCATTTCCATGTTGTTCCTATGTTTTTATCTTTTTAATTTCTAAAACGTTTTGTGTTGGGATAGTGGTATACCCACCGCCTGTCTTTACTTTGCCATTATCTTCAAATATAAAATCTGCCATGACAACAGTCTTCTTATCGTTTTGAACTACTATCCATCCAAAGCTACAACATACTGCTGTACTTGAATTTTTAATATCTGGTATCTCAGCCCAGCCAGCGTCTCCAACGATATCTTCCCAATACACCATTGCTAGTTGATAAGGAAAATTCTTTTTATCTATAATAGGCAGCTTCTTTTTTTTCATGTATCCCCTTTGTTAATATCCAAATATTTTATCTGAGGGGATAAAGTTAGTCGTTCTATTATTATTGTTATATAATTTATTAGCGTAACTCGTATGCATCGGTCTACTCATACATCCGTATCTTAGTGCATCATATGCGTGATCTTCTACGTGTGTATTAATATCTTCAGGGTTACTATCATCTAATGGTAGTGTAGGAAATGTTCTTAACAAATTTCTACAATTAGAAAATATACGAATACCTGGTTCTTTAGTTTTTTCGTTTACTATCTTTAATCTTTTGTGAATCTCTAGCTTTCCACTGATTCTACTTCTTCCTGTTCTGTCAGAAGGTCTCCAACGGCATCCAGCTTGAATCATTGTCTCTGCTATGCTTGGACCCACATCTCCTCTCTTTGCCCATGTACTAGCATCTAAGACCCCGTAACGTATATATTCTCCGCTCTCTAGGTCTAAGACTTTCTTTGCGAAAATATCTGCAGTAATCTTTTGGGTATACAACTCTCGATAAACCCATAGATTATTATCATAATCAATAGCAAACCATAAACAACAGGCAGGAGAACTATAGCCCCAATCCGCAGCACGAAATCGCTGCCAGCCTTTAGGTATTTCAAATGGTTCAACAACATGTATCTCTCTATCAAATTCAGAGAATGCTGCATTAGAGAATGCATCCCAGTCTCCATTTAAAAATTGTTTTCTCTGTACTTCTGGTAATGATGATAGCATTGCGTAGTAATCATCAGTTTGCATAAGGTACGGATTGTCTTGTAACTTTGCTGGTATAAATCTTCTTGTTATATACTTTGTTCCTGTGGGTGTAGAAATCTCTATGTTAAAAGCTGTATTGGGATCTATAGGATCCACAAACATCTCTTTAACCCACTGTGATCCAACATTACCTGGGTTACCTGTAGCCCGCATATATACTGGTATCGTAGGATCAACTGATCTAAGTGACGATCTTAGAAAATTATAAATATCTGGCGAAGGATATTGTGGAAGTTCGTCTATTCCTATCCATGTGTAAGATTGCCCTTGGTAACGTAATACGTCTGTCATGTTCTCTGCATAACCAAACTCTATTTTTGCTCCTGATGGGAATCTCCATTCTTTTTCTTGTTCTCTCCATTTTGCTCCTGGGTATGCTCTTGAGTATAATCGTTGAGAATGATTAATCAAATCTCTTAACTCTGGCATAGTTCTACGAAGTAACAGACATCTGTGATTTTCTTTATGACAGTATCTCAGAGGATCAATAAGCATGGCATATGATTTACCACCACCTCTAGCACCACCGTAAAAAACTTCCCTTTCTGATGCAGCTAAAAAATCTCTTTGTGGACCTTTGTTAGGTTTAAAGATTATGTTTTGATTAGCTAAATGCTCCTGTATATTTTCTGGAACATCGTCTATTACATCTTGGGTTATGAGTTGTTGTTCTTTACCATCTAATACTTTGTCAATGGTTAACAACTTCTCTTTGACATTTTTTGCATGTGTCTTAGCTGAACGTAGAGTTTGTTCTGCTTGTGCAACTTTCTTTCTTGTTCTGGCTAACGCTTGTTTAGCCGACTGCTTGGCTTTTGTTTTTACTTTCTTCTTCGGCTTTGGAAGCTGTATCTCTGGTAACTCGTTTTCTAAGTCCGACATATGAAATGTATCTTTTTGTTTTCGCTGATAACCAGATAGCCACTTCTCGGTATGAGCATGTTTTTAAAAAATTCTTAGCTTCTTCTAATGCTTCTAGTTCAGATTCTATTGGTTCAATGTAATCTGTATCTTCTGCTAACTTATATCCAAATGGGATAGTTCTTGCTTTTCTTTTAATCACTTTGTATAAAGTTATTAGTAAGTTGGTTTAGGCTTTGGTTTGTATCCTTTCATGACTACTCCTGTATTGGTGTTACTATTGATTCTTCTGGTTCTTCTTTAGCTGGTAGTATAAACATACCATGCTTAAGATTCATGTTGATATCTAGTTGGTCTTTCTTTACAATACCAACTCTATCTAATACTTGTTTTGCTGCTTCCATTCTGATACTAGCGTGTGGAGTCGTTCCATCCTCGTCTAACATGTTTACCATCTTGGTGACAGCCTTCGCAGAATTTATGGCTAAATAATGTTCTGCTCGTTTAACAATCTCGTCTTTAAGGTTACGGACAACTTTAGGATATGAATGTTCTGAGTAACCTGCCAGCTCTCCCGCTATTCTTGGGTTGCCTTGAGCCTCCCCGAATAATGCGTCTAGAAACTTTTCCTGTGTATCGGTTAAGCTTTTCTTTTGAGTCTTTAGAATAGTAGAATCCATTGTTTGCATTTACCAACTCCATGATCTCTTTAAAGGATAGATCTAGGGCGTCAGTGGTTATCAAGTTATTTTTTCTTTTTTAATTTACTGAAGAACTCAGATATTTTACTTTTTTTATTAGGTTCATCTTTAGCAGATTGATCAAATCTTTTTTTAAATTTACCCATCTTACTACCAGCTTCTAATTCTGATTTTGTTTGAGTTGTATAAGATTTACCTTTGTACAAAAATACTTTTTTACCTGATGCTTTAGCAGATTTAAAAGCAGAACCAAATGGTTGAGCTTTTCCTGGTCTAGCTTTAGCATCATCTCTGTTCTTTGAAGATTTAAACATGCTTTCCGCAGCATACATCTTAGATGTAGCAGCTTGATTTCTCTTACCTTGTGCTACAGAAGATTTAGCAGCTCTTTTTTCTTTAGCTAATCTACCTTCAAAAATATTTCCAGTTCTTTTAGTCTTTGTCCTCGCATTATATGCAGCCTTGTTCTTGTAGGTAACACCGTTTGCAACGATACTACCATCATCTTTAATTTTTATAGCCATAATATATCCTTTAATTGTTAAACTTACGGGGAATCCTAGGTGTTCCCAATTAGTCGGTACAGTTTAGTGATGACCTCTTGTGAGTCTTTAGCTCGATATTAACTGTGTGTCCTTTTAAAGTGTACCTGATTCTAGTATACACACAGATATTGCTTTTGTCAAGTATTAATTTAGATTATTTTTACATTAGAGCATTATTATTAAATATAATCATTGACAAAAGAGAGAATGGGGTGTATAATAGTATTAACAATACTCAGGGGGGGTTTTATATAGATAGTATACCTAAATATACCTACCCCCTAGGGAACACCCTAGCATATCGCCACGAGATTTACAGAATATTCATAGCAAGTATGTAGTCACAAGGTGGTTTACAAGGGAATCCTTGATTTTACCATGACCGTATGTATCTACCAGGGGGAACCCCCCTTGCACCCTGCACGCCCCCTAGTTAAATCAAAGTTTATCGCAGGAATAAAAAGTTTTCCCC